GCTGACATCAAGCCTGAAGCCTGGGAACAAGTCATCCGAGCCGCCCTGTCAGACAAAAAAGGCCGTGGTTTGTTCATCGGCACTCCAAAGGGTAGAAATTGGTTCTACGATATGTACAAGTTGGGTTTGGATGGCGAAGACCCAGAGTGGAAATCTTGGCATTTCACCACGGCTGACAACCCTCTGATCGACCCAAAAGAGATTGAGAATGCCAAGAAAACCATGTCGACCTTTGCCTTCAACCAAGAATACAAGGCGAGCTTCAACAATGCTGGAGCCGATGTTTTCAAGGAAGAATGGCTGAAATATGGGGTTGAGCCTGAGTATGGGAGTTACTACATTGCTTGCGACTTGGCTGGCTTTGAAGAGGTGGCTAGAGCCGCAGCCAACGCCAAAATCAAGCTAGACGAGTCTGCCATAGCAGTCGTCAAAGTCACTGATGACGGAGTTTGGTTCGTCAAAGAGATTGTCCACGGGCGTTGGGACATCCAAGAGACTGCTAGTAAGATTTTGTTGGCAATCAGAGAATACCGCCCATTGGCAGTTGGCATTGAGCGTGGGGCACTGAAAAACGCTGTCATGCCCTATCTGTCAGACATGATGCGTAAAAACAACTGTTTTGCCCATATCCATGATTTGACCCACGGAAACAAAAAGAAGGCAGATCGCATCATTTGGGCATTGCAAGGACGGTTTGAGCATGGCAGAATTGTGCTAAATTCGGAGGAAGACTGGGACGAGTTTATAGACCAACTATTACTTTTCCCATCAAAAGGGGTTCACGATGATCTTGTTGATAGCGTTAGCTATTTAGATCAGTTAGCTGTCACAACCTACTTTGAAGGCGACAATGAGGACGATTGGGAACCAATTGACGTTATTTCGGGGGTTTGATGGAACAGAACCAATTTGACCAGCCTAGCGACTCAGATAAAGAGATAGTCAGCTTCGTTGTTGACCACTGTGATCGCTGGAGAGACTGGCGAGACACCAACTACCTAGACGATTGGGAACGATACGAGCGTATCTTCCGTGGTCAATGGGCTGCTGAAGACAAGACCCGTGACTCTGAACGCAGTCGCATCGTCACTCCCGCTACCCAACAAGCCGTAGAAACCCGCCATGCTGAGATCATGGAGGCCATCTTTGGTCAGGGCGAGTTCTTTGACATTGTTGACGATGTGCAAGATGTCAATGGCACACCTCTTGATGTTGGGTTGATTAAGGGTCAGCTCATGGAAGACTTCAAGATGGACAAGATCAGGAAGTCCATCGACCAGATTGAGCTGATGGCTGAAATCTACGGCACTGGCATTGGCGAGATCATCGTTGGGACAAAGAAAGAGTTTGTCCCTGCCACTCAGCCTATCCCTGGTCAACCTGGACAAGCGGCCATTGGGGTCATTGAGAAAGACAGGATTGCGGTCACGATTACTCCTGTCAACCCCAAAAACTTCCTTTTTGACCCTAATGGAACTTCAATTGATGACTGCATGGGGGTGGCAATTGAAAAGTACGTATCTATTCATAAGATTGTTCAGGGTCAGGAAAAGGGCATCTATCGCAAAGCGCAACTCGGCCTGGATTCACTAGATGACAGACTAGAGCCAACCCAAGAAAGCAGTCAATACCAAGACGATAAAGTCAAGTTGCTGACCTACTATGGTCTGGTTCCCCGTGAATACCTTGAACAACTAGAGAACGAAGACGCTGAAGTCGTCGATTTGTTCCCTGAAGACAGCGTTCAAGACGAGTATTCCGACCTTGTTGAAGCCATTGTTGTAATTGCCAACGACTCTGTGTTGCTCAAGGCTGAGAAGAATCCGTACATGATGCAAGATCGTCCTGTGATTGCCTATCAGGATGATACTGTTCCCAACCGATTGCTTGGTCGTGGCACTGTGGAGAAGGCATTTAACAGTCAAATGGCGGTTGATGCTCAGGTTCGTAGCCACTTAGACTCTTTGGCACTGACGACCAGCCCGATGATGGCAATGGACGCCACCCGACTGCCCCGTGGAGCCAAGTTTGAGGTGCGTCCTGGCAAGGCAATCCTGACAAATGGCAATCCTAATGAGATTTTGTTCCCGTTTAAGTTCGGAACGACTGATGCTGGCAACATGACCACTGCTCAGACCTTTGAGCGTATGCTGTTGCAGGCTACTGGCACTCTTGATTCTCAGGGAATGGTTAGCCAAGTGGCTCGGGATGCCAATGCTGGTGGTATCAGCATGGCTGTGGCCTCCATCATCAAGAAGTACAAGCGCACTTTGGTGAACTTCCAAGAAGATTTCTTGATCCCGTTCATCCAGAAGGCGACTTACCGCTATATGCAGTTTGACCCTGAACGCTATCCCACTGTGGACATGAAGTTCATTCCGACTGCTACTCTTGGCATCATCGCCCGTGAATACGAGCAACAGCAGTTTATCTCTTTGTTGCAGACTCTTGGCCCCAATACTCCTGTGTTGCCGTTGATTCTGAAGGGCATTTTGAACAACTCTAGCCTGACGAACCGCTATGAGTTGATGGCGACTTTGGATCAGATGGCTCAACCTGACCCGCAAGTTCAGCAAATGGCTCAACAACGTGCCATGCTTGAGTTGCAGGCTCTACAAGCGCAGGCTTTAGTCAATGCGACTCAGGCAGAACAGAATCGTGCTGAAGCCTCTAAGACGATGGTTGAGACTCAGTTGCTTCCTGCCGAAGTTCAGGCTAAAACGTTGTCTGCGACCACTCAGAACCTTCCTAGTTCAGACAGTCAAGCTCAAAAAGAGTTTGATCGTCGTGTGAAGGTGGCTGAATTGATGCTCAAAGAGGCTGACATCAAAAACAAATCAAAGATTGTTGAGTTGCAGATGTCAAAGGCAAAAGACGAGACAATGAATCTTGAAAATGTTTTTCTTGAAAAACTTGCTGGAGAGTTGAAATAATGGAAATTGAAAAAATTTTTAAGAATGATGTTGACTCTATTGCAGACAACATCTTTGGTGTTGTCAACAACTCTGTCAGCGAAGCTCGGGAGATGCAAAAACGCAAGGTTGCAGAAAATGTGCAACTTGTTGTTCAAGCCCTCAAAAAGATGGAGTCTGACATTCGTGATCGTTACGACTCTCTGACAAAAAATATCGAAAATCGAGTGATGACCATCAAAGATGGTCGTGATGGTATCAATGGAAAAGATGGAAAAGACGGAAAAGATGGTCGTCCTGGTCGTGATGGCAAAGACGGTCGTCCAGGCTCTGATGGTAAGGATGGCGCTGCTGGCCGTGATGGGAATGATGGTGTTTCTGTCACTAATGCAAAATTAGACTTTGATAATAGTCTAGTCATTTATCTCTCCAACGGACAAGAAATCAATGTTGGCGAAATCATGCCGTTTGATGTGGCTGAGAAAATCAAGGTTATCACCAATGGCGGTGGCACTTCTCAGTCTGTTTTAGACACTCTTACAAGCCTACAAACACAAATCAACGCTCTATCTAGTCTTGGTGCAGTCTCTTATCAGGGCACATGGAACGCAAGTACGAACTCTCCTACGATTACCTCTGGTTCTGGCACAAAAGGCTATTACTATGTGGTTAGCACTGCTGGTTCCACAACGATTGATGGTCAATCTTTGTGGGGCGTTGGTGATTGGATTGTTTACAACGGTTCTGTGTGGCAAAAAGTTGATGGCGGTAGCACTGGTAATCTAACGACTTTGGACGTCAGCACATCTGCTACTTTTTCGTATGGCACAGCCAATGGTCTTCTGTATCTCAACGGCTCTAAAGTTGCAACCAGTGGTAGTGGGCTGACGTTTGATGGCTCGTCTATGGTGCTGGATACAAGCACCTCCTCTACTGCCCTGCGTATCACGCAAACAGGCGCTGGCAATGCTCTGTTGGTTGAGGATTCTGCAAATCCTGATAGCACCCCGTTAGTTGTGAGCAATGCTGGTCAACTTGTTGTTGGGCACACCGCAGCGATTGGGGCAGGGCAAAACACAAACATTCAGTCTCAATCAACTAGCGGGTTTGCTGGTGTAAGCGCATTTCGATGGTCAAACGATACTACACCACCACGCCTACAGGTTGGAAAATCTAGAAGCACAACTATTGGTTCTTACACCATTGTTCAATCTGGAGATCAACTTGGTGGCGTGTATTTTTACGGAGATGACGGCACAGATTTAGTTTCGCAGGGGGCAAGCATTGTTGCCGCAGTAGACGGAACACCCGGTGTTGACGATATGCCTGGGCGTTTGGTTTTTAACACCACTGCTGATGGTGCTTCAACACCAACCGAGCGTATGCGAATTGACTCATCTGGCAACGTCCTGATTACCAGCTCTGGTGGTTTGGGCTATGGTACAGGTTCTGGTGGTACTGTCACTCAAATCACTTCCCGAACCACAGGTGTGACGCTTAACAAAACCAACGGAGCCATCACACTTGTCTCTGCTGCTGGTTCTACTACTTGGCAGTCATTTACTGTGACCAACTCAACGATTGCGGCAACTGATACTGTTATTGTCAACCAGAAGTCAGGAACTGATCTGTATCAAATTTTTGTTACCAATGTTGCCGCAGGTAGTTTCAGGATTAGTTTTGCAACCACTGGTGGCACGACAACTGAGCAACCTGTATTCAACTTTGCAGTCATCAAAGCCGTAACTGCTTGAGGTATGGCAAAACATTTGGAGTAAACGAAATGGGCGAGAAAAAAACAACCCCTGTCGTTATTGATGAAGTTGAGTATTTGTTTGAAGACATGACTGCCGAGCAACAGACTCTGGTTAATCATGTGGCTGACCTAGATCGAAAGATTGGGTCGGCAAGGTTCAACCTCGACCAGTTGGCTGTTGGTCGTGATGCCTTCATGCAAATGCTTAAAAAGTCTTTACAGGCACAAGAGGTCGTTCAATGACCCCCGAACTACAAAAGTATTATGAAGAGCGTTTCTCAATGATGGCAACTCAAGGATGGAAAGATTTACTTGAGGATATTGACAACATGGCAAACGCTTTGAATAATATCTCTGTAGTTCAGGATGAGAAAGACCTAATGTTCAAGAAAGGCGAACTGTCTATCTTGACTTGGCTGAGAACCTTGAAAGAGGTCAGCGAAAGAGCTTTTGAGGAACTCAATGAGAAGAATGTATGAATTTGTGTGTGGTGAATGCCACCATGTCACTGAGAAACTGACTGGTTATGAGACAGTTGAAGTTCAGTGTCTTGCCTGCGGGGATACCGCAGTACGCAAAGTAAGTGCTCCAGCAATCAAGTTGGAAGGATGGTCTGGGAGTTTCCCAGGTGCGGCTAACAAGTTTGACCGCATACATCGTGAAAAGTTGAGTGCAGAGCGCAAAGCGAACTCATAAACAAGTTGTTGTCGAGTTCATATCTCCTAGAACCGTAACGGCAGGAAAAGGAAAAAACCATGCTAGTTGACAATGAAGACGAGAAGTTGGGTGAGGAAATCAA